GTGAGGGTTTCTGTTGACAAGTACCCTCGGACTCCGCTACTTAGTTATTAAGCAGCAAGCGCAACGTCATAGTCGTTAGCGTTTGTGTTTTGATTGATGTTTTACAAGGCCAACAATCATCCTTGTGCTGTCCTACACATTTCCCTCATCCTGTCGAAACCTAGTCACCCCCATATTGTTAACTTGAGGAGTCGCTGATCCTTCCGTTATCCGATTGATTTCTCAATCGTAGTCAGCATCTAAATATGGTGGAGGCGGGGGGAATCGAACCCCCGTCCAAAATGTTTCCATATATAGGATTATACAGCAATTTGTTGAGTTCGTAGAGTCATTGGTATACCCTCACTTATCAGATTTGACACTTTATTGCATAAATCGTCAATAGTCCCATCATTATTAATAGTTAAATCAATATTATCTGGTTTTAAACCACCTTCACTTGAATGTCTATTCTCAATAATATCTTCTTTATTTCTAACGATATTTATAACTACACCACCTCTATTATGTATAAAGGTAGCTTCATTATCAAATCTACAATCCGTAATAACAACAGTACGTCCGGGAACACTCTTAACAAACATCTCAGCATTCTTAATCCAGATAGCAGGATCAATACCACGACCTACTTCGGTACCAAGTAACTGATATATTTTTCTTGGTGATATTCCCCAAGGTTCGATAGGTACTTCTTTGTTTGCAATCTGTTCATCAGTTAATGCAAACATTATCTTTGCACCCTCTTTAAGAGGTTTAGCAAAATAATAATGTACACAATGATATTCTTCGCACAAATATTGACCTAGAGTATCTTTACCAGCACCAGCTTTACCCGTAATACCAATCAGCATCGGCCCGCCGTTTTTATTTGTTAAACCCAAAATTGGAAACATTATTTAGTTTCTCCTCTAAAATGATCTGGTCCTCGTTTAATTTCATACTTCCATTTATGATTCGGATATCTACCTTCTTTATCGGCAACAGGGGTATAACCTTCCAGTTTGTTCCTGTAAACCTTAGCATCGGATTTCTTTTCAAAATATTCCTTTCCCACTTTAAAGAGTTTTTTCATTTATCCATTCCTCTTTTGTTTCCATTAATGTAAGTGCATACTGTTTTGGTGATAATTTTTCTTTATTAACAGGTCTTCTTAATAACGATACTAGTTGATATGTTAATTCTTCTAGTATTTTATCATCATCCTCCATTGGCATCAAATGGAAGCTTCCGGACTTATCTGCTAAATGTAACGAATCAATAATATTTCTATAAATTTGTGATCTAACAAAGTTCAAAATTATACCTCACTATCATGGATGTTATTAATAAACTGTAATGTACCTTCTAACCTAAGACAAACTACTCTCAATAACGGCATTAAAGCTTTAGGATTATGTGCAATAAACTTTTTTGCTTCATTGGCTGGAATAACCTTCAAAGTACAAGCTGTTTTTGCCTTTACAGTAGCACTTCTTGGTAGATTTTCTAACCATCCCAATTCTCCAAACACCTCATTTTGACCCAAAGTGGCAAGAAGTTCTCCATTCTTTATAACTTCACATTCACCATTTTCAATAATATACAATTCAGATGTTAAATCATTTTGTTTAATTATCACTTGATCTTTTTGATAATATTCTATCCTCATAATGTACTTATTATACTAAATATTGACCAAATATGTAAGGAATAATGTTATTTGTAAGTCATTGAATCTAAAGGAGTTACATATATCATTTTTGATGTCTGCTAACTCCTTTAAAAACAAGTACTTACAGGAACGCTTAGCGTCGATTTAAGACTATATTATTTTAAGTATACCTAGGTATGTCTTTACTATAATAATCGTCTTAAAACGACGCTAAGCGTGTGAATTTACTACTTACTTCTATTATCTAGGCATTAAGTGCATCATAAAAATCTTTGGACAGTTCTCCACGTTCCGTCGTTTCTCCAACTTTTCTGCATCTTGCATAATTTTGTTGTGCTGATCCACCAGGCGGAGTAAAGGTTCTTATACCACCTGAATATGAACCATTTGCGTCTGAATAGGTATTCGACGCTGTTGCAGTATTTTCATATTGCCACACAGTATCAGCATTGGCACCATCCTTTATAGTTACCCAAGCCATATTATTGTCCTCTTGTTATGGTTACAATCTTTTTAATCTGTTTATCAATAATCTCTTTCCTATTCGGCCATTTAATATAAACATCTTCAGGATTTTTTCTCAAATTATACAACAAAGGCATAATCATTTTTTCTATTTTCAACAAATCTTCTTTATGTTTCTTTTGAACAATATCAAGTTGTGATTCATCTCCTTGACGTAACTCTATTAATTTATCTAACTTAGTTTCCAATTCAGTCGTATCTAATTTACTACCAGATTCTGCTACTCTTGACTGTATTTCCTTTTCATGTTCAGTAACTTCCCTTTCATCTACAATATTAAAACCAAAATCAAAATCGTCATCATACTCCTCTATGTCAAAATCATTAGCCATTTTATCTCTCCTATTTTTTTATTAAGTAAAAGTTGGCCGTCACCCTAATGCTAGTTTTACCCAACAGAAAACTATAGTGACGACCAACCTTTACACGCTGGATGGGCTAGAGACCTCACCAGGGTTGATAGTTCATTTGAATTACTTGAGGGTCTTTCATCATAAGATGAATTAATTTATCTATGTAAAAGTCCATCTCTTCCATCGGTTTTTTAAAAACCTGTACTTCAAATCTATCTCTAACTGCAACCAGTATTACAATCTGTTCAGGCATTGCACCAGTCATCTCAAAGAATGCTGCTGTATAGAAAAATGCTTGTATAAAATAATCTTCTATCCACTCTTCCTTTTTTGGCTTTCTGGATGTTTTAAAGTCAATAACAGATAATACACCATTATAGTCTGCTATACAATCACAAGTTCCAGCAACTTTTAATTGATCGCTATATAACGGGACTTCTAATCCTACTATATTATTAATATTCCCTAATAAAAATCTTAGTCTATTGAATACGCTAATAGCTTCTTTATCCTCACATTGCAATTCATAATTATAAAGATACCTCTCACATAAAGTATGTACGGTAGTTCCTAGTGCTGCTGCCTCCTGCATTATTCTATTGGCTTCTTCCTTACCAATTTTCTCTTTCCATGCTTCTAAACCAAGATTAGGTTGCTTACCTAAAATAGAAGTAATAGACGGATAATGATTACCTTTTGGTGTCAAATATACTCTTTTGCCATTTACTAACTGTCTTTCTGGTACCAGTATATCATCAATATCATCTACATGAATAAATTTCTTTTTCAATCTCGTACCTCAATCGGTGATCCAGGATGAATTTTTTTAATATGTCTCAACCTTTCATTAAAATCTCTAGTAGGTTTTGGTAAACCTTTTGTTGATTCAAGTAACATTGGATCACATAAAGCAGAAGCTCCACTAATTAGTCGAGAAATATATCCAACCTTATAACAAGAAGGACATGGTTCTTTTATAGGTATATCATAATCCGAAATACTTTTTAATTCCTCAAATTCATGTGAACATTCACTACACTCATAATTATAAAATGGCATTAAATACTTTCTCCTAGTGGTATTTCAAATTTTGATAATCTTGGTTTCCATTTCCAAAAAGATTCTCCATGACTTGTTCTACCTAAGTTCATCCATTGCCATTGATGAACCATTTCATGTGCTAATGTAAATAGAAATTCATTCTTATTTATAAAACGATCTGCTATAGATAAAACACCATAAATTTTTCCATCATCTTCTTCATATGGAATATGTTCTGCGTGACACCCTTTCTTTTGTATAATCTCTATATCATGGAAAGGATATATCTCATTTTTAAATACTTCTTCATTTAATATATTGAACCAACGGGTGACAAGATGTTTAGTTGGATAAAAAGTTTTTAAATATCGTTTATGACCAATTTTATTTTCTTTATAAGCAATATTTAAATTTGTTTCATAACTACGGATTTCTTGAGTAACAGGATTGTATTTTGAAATATACATCGAACCCCCAGAGTTTATGCTAAATTAGATATTCCACCTTGACCAGGTCTTCCACTTTTACTTCGACTTACTACCGTCGATTTATTTTTTGAAACACCACCACCAGAAGGTATTTTATTTGCTGTAAAATCTCTTCCTTCAATCGTATACTCGCATGATATTTTATTACCAAACATATCAGCCTTATATAAAGATTTATCCCACAATAGCTTTATTGGTGTAGTTGCAACATCAGCGACTTCCACCACAATATGTTTTCCTTTAACTCCTTCCACAACAACAGCATCATATTCTTTAGATTTCTTTTTTCCTGATGGAATAAACTGAATAGTAGTTTTTAATTTTGAATTAATCATACGTCTTACACCTCTCTGTATAAATCTGGAAATACTTCTAACACTAATTTTTCGGTTAATCCTTTTACTTTTGTTTTTTTCCTTAACATTTGTTCAAATAAACTTGATTCACCTTTGTTCATAGAACTCAATGTTTGAATTAAAATCTCCTTCATTCTCTTTGGTGTTACATTTACACTTTTCGGATGTCCTTCTGCAAATATAGTACATTTAGGCATTTCTTGAAATAAACTAGATGGGTTCAATCCTATTGGTGCCTCATCTGGTGTATATTCAGGCACCCCAATCTTCCATTGTATATTAGGATCAAATGTACCTTGTAAAACAGACCTCATTGTTCCATTTTCTTTATTTGCAATCAAAAATGCTAACTTTTCTTTTCTTGATTTCAATTTTTCAAATTCATCAAATAATTCTGTGATATATTTTGTCATTTTGTAAAATCTCCCATATTTTCCATTAAATATTTTAAACGGTGTTTAATAAAATAATTCATTAGTTGACCACGTTGGTAGTCTTTTTCTTCATTATATTGATTCAATATATCATCATTAATTTCTTTAGGGATACAATTAAAATCAATCAAAGTTTTATTCCTGTCCCAACCACGTTTCAAATCTTCATCAAAATCATTCGGATCCATCTCAGACCAAATAGCTATTTTCTTTTTTGAAATAGCCTTTTGACGTACACCTTCTACCAGACAATCATCTGCTGATAATGCATTAGGAATACCATCACCTTTATCTCCTCTGATAGTATGTTCTTTTAAGTATTTATAAGGGTCATCGCCGCGAACTATTTTCTGTTTCAATGGACTATACTGTTTAATCCATTTAAACTTATGTAATTGAGTAAAGTCCTTATCACTTGATACAATCAAACTAGGATCATTAAATGATCTAGCTAAAACAGCAATAACATCATCCCCTTCTGCATGTGCTACTCTAATTACTTTATACGGAAAGAAGGTATCCAATTCAACAATAATCCTACTTATTGTATCAAATAAAGCACTCCAGTCCATACCAGTTTCTGTTTTCTGTTTTTCTCTTGCTACTTTTCTGTGAGCCTTGTAAAATGGAAAAACATCTTTTCTCCAACTAGAATGAAAATCCGTACAAATAACAATCTCACCATATTTAGCCTTATGTTTATTCCTATAAGACCGAATGCTATTTAACACTAAATGTCTAATAAAATCTTCACTAAATCTCTCCTCATCTGGTACTTTATGAGCCACCATAATGGAGCCAATAATTACATTACTAAAATCAATCAATATCATTTAATTACCCCTTCATTTTTTTTTTATATATCTTCCCTGTCTTTTTATAGGTACATCTGGTATTTTTCCTAACTCCCTAATACTGGTTATAGAGTCAATACGAAAACTTCTCCACCCTACATTTTCAATATCCCATGCTGGAATTACATCTTCATTTATTTTACGTTCATTTGTCTCTTTTACTTCCTCCGTAAGACTAGACGTAAAATCTTTATGAAGTGAACATTTCATTACACGCTCTTCACCATTTGTTTTCGTGAAAGTCACCTCTATCAATCCTTCTTTTAAAAGTGTAACTATTTCATCTCTGGTCTGCATTACCTTGATCCCTCCTCATATTCGTTTGTTATTTTACCATCCGGATGACCTGCTTCAGCCCAATCTTCGGCCGAAAAAGTTTCCTCTTGAATTGTACCAGTCATTAAACCTTCTGAAAAAGGATTCTCTTTTAGAGGACTTTTCATGTTTAAATTTTCTGGAAAAGTTTTTTGAGCTTCATCCTTAACTTTATCAACAAAGTGTTCACCAAAGGTATTCTCAAAAGTCTGCTTTAAATAGATTGTACCAGCTGTAACACCAGCTTTAACATCCGTGATATCCTCAACTAATATGTCCACATTCCCTTTGTTATTACCCAATACTGAACACAACATTAATATTAAAATAATAATAATAAGATTTTTAAACATTTTAATACACTCCTAATAATATAGTTTGAGCATTAAGTCGCCCCGTTAATTGTTGATCTTTAGTTTTCATGCTATTTAAGTGCTTCTTCAAAGATCCTTTAGTCAACTTATTTAAGACCTCTTGTGGTTTTCTAACAGTCTTTTGTACCGATTCTTCCTTATCAAAATGTTGTATGGTAGAACCTTTAACAGATAATCCTCTATTTGAATTAACTGCACGATATACACCCAATTTATTGTATTTCGTATTATACACCCACAACTCATTAGCTCCAATAATCTTTTCCGAATTAATACTAACTAATTTAAGATCCGAAAATTCTAATTGATATTTTAATGTTTTTACAAGCCTTGTTGCTGATAATGTTTTCTTTTTTCGTGGTTTTCTTTGAGCTGTTGCGTTCTTGATAATACGTTCAAGGTCATCAACTATCACACCATACAAGTCCATCATTAACTTACTTTCTTTTGGTTTCAAGTGACTCCACGCTTCTATAAGGTATTCATCGTCTTTATTATAAACATCTACTAATTCATTATAACAATCAATATAAAACGGTGTCATTTTTCGTGCATGAGCAGCTTTACAACCAAGCTCTAATAAATGATTATATACATCATACTTCATTTTATAATTACTATCAACAAAATCATCCACCTTTCCTTCAATGGCAGATATCATATCTTCAACCTTACCTTGTAAGCGTTCTTGGATACTAATTACTTTTTTAGGTTTTTTAACTTCTTTTACGACAGGTTTAGACAGATCAGGCAAACTTGGATCAATCAACTGTCCATCAATAAGTTTACATGCTCTAGTCACACCATCATAACATCTCATAATATCATATTGAACTTCACTCATAATTTATCTCCATTCATAAACGAATTAATCCGATTGTTGCAATTATAAATCCTAATACATTAATTGATAAAATATTAATATTCATCCTCTTTATTGACGAAACAATAAGTAAGGATGATCCCATTAATTGAACTATAAAAATATATAATATTACGGTACTGTTTCCCGCAATCGCTATATATAATGATAGAACGATAAAACATAATGCTCCTAAAAATTCAAACGTAAAATTTATAGGATCTCTTTTCCAATCATTTACTAACCAATTTATCATAATATTTTTTTCTCAATTATTTGAAATTACCATTTGAAAGTCAGGTGTAATAACAAGATATTCTGGATATTCCACTTTCTTCATTTCATTATTATAAGCTTCTTCTGGTGTAATATCGTCACCTTCTTCGTTTAAAGAATCTAACCACCTATCATATTCAGCGTGATTTAGATTTAACTCCATGTCATCGTCACTAAAAAAATCATCCGATTCATCGTCAAATTTCTTCCAAATACTCATTTTTTGTCTCCTTTATTCAATTAAATATACTACTATCCTACAGGAGAATAGGGAAATAGTCAAGGAAAAACGGGAGCTGTATGTCCTTGTAAATAAACGACTTGGCCGATTGTCTGTAAGTACTTATTTTTAAAGGAGTTATAAACCCTTTATTTATTTGAAGTTATAAGAACTAACACCTCTCCACATCATTTCAAGTCTATCTTTGTGGCAATTAAAAAATTGATTCATTTCAGTAAACCAATATTTTTTATATATTGTACCATAAGTCTTCCTACATGCAGTACAACTTTCTTTAGGATCATATAAACTTGTATCGAATAAAACGTATGTACCTTTTCTTGTAATCTTAATAAACAATAACCAAAGATCATTTTCATCTGTTACATCATGCTCAACCTGTTCTATCCATTTATCTAATTGTGCTATTGAATTTTTTCCTAATAGTAAATGGAAAGGAAAATCTGCATAATTCTTACACTCTGCTAAGAAATAAGGAAAATGTAATGGGGGTATAATATCACCCCTTGATAACTTTATTTGTTCCTCAGAAAGTGTTTCCTTTCTAAATTGATTTGAGCCACCTATAAACGCACCAGAACCTGGTACTCTGATAAAAGACTCATTATACAATTCTGATAGAAACAAACAAACATCACGTTCCCAACTTTTACCTTTTGTTTTTGATTTACTACTCATTCATCCTCATCTTCATATTCATCATTTCTAAGGTGTACTGGTGAACTACAAAAAATACAAAACTTTGGTATTGGCATATCCTCTTCTACTTCCATACAAAAATTGTGTCCACAATGGTCGCAATAAAATCTAGTTTCTTCATATTCATCTTCGTAGTCATCTTCATTATCGTACATATGTCTCCTCTATTTAATATCTACAAGATCCACAACCTCACATTTATCACCGGAACAAGCATAAGATTGTGAACCAGTTGTAGTATCCTCTACCTCATACTTAGATAGTTCTCCCCAATTAATTTTCTTAGGCATATTTTTAACATACTCTTTATACTCTTCCTCAGTACAATCTTGATATGGTGCTTGACGATAATTATGATCTGCATATGGTAAAAAAGAAATTCCAGATATCATATCAAAGTTCTTAAATACCCATGCTCCAACCTCAATCCATTCCTCATCCTTAACTGTAATAGTAACAGAAGGTTTATGTTCGCACCAATGTTCCTGATATAATTTCCAGAACTCTAATTGTTCCAATGCCGATCTATCTTTTCGACAAACAGCCTTCTTATCACTTTTGAATGGAAACGAAAACACCCAAGTATGCTCTGGTTTCGTTACATCTTCCTCATGTGGTATATTATTTTCAACCATAAACTGACAAATAGGGTCTTTCTTATCTCCTCTTACAGTTCTAACATAATGTGGTGAATGTCTTGCGTGAATACCAGAAGCCGCATCTACTAACTGTGATACAGTTCCAGAAGGTTTAACACAAGTAATAGCTGCAGAAGGATTAATACCCAACTGTTTAGCAACTTTCTTATTCGTATCTATTGCAATGTTCTTCATACAATTTAAAAGGACAGGAAGTTTTTCCTTTGTACCATTCGTATATTGATTATCCATGATACCTGTTAATGATACACCCAACAAAGCTTCCTCTTCACAATTTGTTTTCCACTCTTTTGACAAGTAACGAAAATCAGTCAATGTTGCTTGCCACGTTCCGAGTATAGATGCAAGTCTTACCTTTTCCTTAAGAGTGGTAGGAGTATCATCTGATCTAATAACAACCTCTGTCAAATTACAAAATTCTTTGTCCCTTAGTATAATCTCGGAACAAGGGTTAGTACCAAAATTATAATTAGGACCTCTACGATCACCAAGTTTCTCAACTTGTTTTTTTGCAGCCACTCTATTAAAGATTCCACGTTCCCCCGATTTGGATTCTATCAACGACATCCATTCTTTAAGAAATATATTAACATCTGGTTTCTCCGTATATGCTACAGAATTGTTTGACAATGCACGCTGTGTATTCTCTAACCACCATTGACCAGACTTTGCTTTCCTCATACGTTCATCTGTAAGATTTGAAAGTGAAATTAATGCTGATCTTCTTACTCCTCCTACTACCACTATCTCTGCAATCTTACACATAATATCATGGCACTCAATAGAATTTAATTTTCTTCCATTTGAATGTCTAAATGTATTAATAGTAAAACGAAAAAGATTATCCAATGGATCAGGACCAGAAGACCGTCCACCAAAAGTTCTTAGACGTTCACCAGCTTTACGAATCTTTGACATATCCCATTTAGGTACCTGTCCTGAATATAACATTGATATTAATTCTTTATATGCCTTTGCCCAGCCAATTTTAGAATCGGCTACATGAATAGTGGTATCTGTATCATGCATTTCATCTGGTACTTCGGGAAGTTTTTCAACCTCTCTACGTTCTACAGAGAATCCTACACCAGTTCCACACATTAGAATAAACAAACATTCATCAAATGCTCTAGGACGATTAACGGCAAGATATGCACAATTATATCCAGCAACATTATCACGCTCCAATGCTTCACCAGCAGTCATTAATGACCTCATAGAAGGCATTATTTTCATATTAAGTGTAGCTTCTTCTAATGTTTTTCTATCTCTTTTTACATGCGGTTTACCTTCTAAGTGTTTCTCAAAAAAATCAAAATATCTCTTTACTGTTTCTTCCCATGTTTCTCTTCTGCTTTCTGATTCAATCCATCTAGCATATCTGCTTAAATGTATAAACTTCTGATAATCCGTCATTTCTTCCATTTCATTTCCCTCATTTGTGTAAAACAACCATATAAATAAATAAAAAATGCTAATAATTCTACAGGTAATATTTCCCATTTAACAGTTTCATAAATCCACAACACCCAAAAAACTTCTGCTACCATTCCAACCCATACACCCCAATCATGTTTTTTCGTAAACAACCACGCTGCCCATACAGATAAAATATTGGCCATTAAAGCTACTTGATGATCTAATGTGGAAAAATATTCTATCATTTCAACTCCACTCTAAATTGAGTTATAATACTGGCACGAATACCGTTTCCAGTAAACGCATTTGACTCATGCCAAAGATATGCAGGATGAACAATAGTCATCCCATTCTTTGGTGTAAATGCAATTGCTTTATTACTAAAAAGATTATTAACTCCAATTCTCGGATCACAAATAATTAACTTACCAGAACCTTGAAGTGGAAATTTTTCTTCATGGTTTTCACCTTCTGCAAGAGAATGTACTTTACTACCTTCCCTATACTTAGTATCACCTTGAATAGCATAATAACCTTGACCTTCTTCCAAAACTTCTTTATGTATTATATCCTTTTCGGTTAACGGAACTACATCATAATTATCATTTAATTTAAATTCATCACCTGTTGTCAAGTAATGAATCACAACACCATCATAATTATTATGATAATGAGGATATGTTCTACCACCATATGTTTGATGATTACCAAAAGCTTTTATTTTAATAGTATATTTGTCATCTATTAATATATTATAAGCTTCAGCTAAATATTCATTAATAATAAGCCAAACCACATCTTCAAATTGATCTATAGAGTATTCCAAGTCTATATCAAATAGAGAATGCTCGAATATATTTCCACCATCTGTAACAACGACACGAATAAGGTCCTTTCTACACTTATCAGTTAAATATACAGACTTTTCAGCAATAGGAGATGACCATTTATGATTAATTTTCATTTCAATTTTTCTAATAATTCAGTCCATTCACGTTTACTTAAATTGAACCCCTCACTATTTTCTTTTTGTATTGTGTCCATGTAACTTATGATATTCTTACAAAATCCTGATGAATGTTGCATCAATGGAAAATGTTCCAAAACGTGCTTCAAAACAGTTAGTTCCCCACTGCTAAGTGATATACTATTTAGACTGTAATCTTCAAAGGCTTCAGAAGCTATTGGAACTTCTGGTTTCACCATCTCATACATTACTTTTGCATAATCTTGTATCTCTTGTTGTGCATGACTATCCATTCTCAGTCTGCAAAAATGAAAAAAGTTGTGCAAGTCAATCTTCCAATAACATTCTGTATAGTTCGATACTGGTAAAACTGTTCTTGCCAACTCTCTTGTTAATCCACCATGTGATACTGTTTCATTACCGATCAAATACTTATAAGCTACGAAAGCCTTAGTAACTGCACTATAAAGTGTTTGACTATATCTTTTTCTCCATCCCTCAGAC